CGGCAGAACCATAAGACGCAAAAGAATTTTGCCATTCACTAACATATTGATTTGGATTAACTCCCTTTTTTATGTATTTATCAAAATTTCTTGCATACCATTTGGCAAATTGTAAACCAATATCAGAATATAAATCACGATAAATTTTAATTAATTCACTTGTACTAAATAAAAGTTGAAAAGATGTTTGACCACTAGACAAAAAAGATTCTGCTCCTTTATAGTATTGGTTTTTATAGTATCGCCTTACTTTAGAGGATTGCCTTTTTTCGGCTTTGTCCAATTCCTTTTCAAAAGCCTTTTGCCATTTGTCTTTGTCTAACCTCAATTAGTCGTCTTTTAATTTGTTTACTTCTCTTATTGCCCAATCAACCCCGGCAGTTCCACCCCATAAGTTCCAAGCAACGTAGCCGTTGTCCTTCCAAGGCTCTCCCTTATATTTAGGATCTATCTTTGCGTTTTCTCTGTGGCGATTAAATTGTGCCATTCTTTTAACAACATCTAAAGAAATATTATCTCTGTTTGCGAGTTGCGATGCTCTACGCCAACCGACTTCTGTTCCCGCAGTAACAACATCACGCCCATATTTTTCACGCCATTCAATCATCCTTTTTGCGTTGTTGGTTGCAGATTGAGGATAATTATTATAAGTTTCAGCCTTAATTATTTCGTTTTTTTTTTGACCTAAAAACTTGTTTACGTCTACATCTATTGGCTCAATGGGTAAATCAATATCGCTTGGATTTGTTGGAATTAAATTAGCCGGAATAAAGTAATCGTCTAATTGAGTATTTTCCTCATCTTTTCCGTAGTTCATTGCAGAACGCTTTTCGTTTGGAGTAATCCACCAGGCCTTTGATAATTGGTCAACTACCTTTTCAGTTTCCTCTTGCATCTCAGGAATTACAGAAAAATCAAACTCAATACAAAGTTTGTCGCCATATTTAGGCGCTAACCATCTGTTTAATTCGTCTTTAATTTTTATAAGTTCCGGAATAACTGCGTTTTGATATAATGCTTTTTTAGCCTCTTTCATATTGTTGTAAGAGGATGAATCAGTATTGTTTAGTAATTGCACCGGTACATTGTAGATGTTACATAAATCTTTTATTGAGGCGTTGTATTGTGCTATCAAAGAAACATCAGAGGCATTTAATCCAAAATTAACCCAACTCATTTTGTTTGGAGTTATGATAATATCTCCGGCATTGTCCGAGCCTTGATGCTGACGTCTGAATTTATCTTTTAACTGTTGCGCTTGTACCTCGTTAATATCGCCCATCTCAGAAGTTAGTAAACCTCTTGCAGTTTGGTTTTGTAAATATTTTACTCCCGTTTGTACCGCCTCATTGTTTGTTGTTAACGAACGCAAACCCGCTCTTAATGGCGATTGTCCGTACATATGCGATCCAGTACCATCATAGTAAGGATTGAAGTCTTTAATGTGGCATATTTCAGACGCATCAATGTATTTTGTTCCGTTGTATTCTAATTTATATTTAGATACTGGCTCCATTATACCATTAGATATAATCTCCATCACTTGCGACGGCATAACATACAACTCTGTAAATTTGCCAACATTTGCTCCCGTATCAGGGCCAATTCCATAAATATATCTGTTCCCGGTTAATTTACCAAAAGCAATTAATTCCGTTAGCCAAGCATTGTAAGACTGTGCCGGATTTGGTCGCTCTAATATTTTATGTAATTCAGTATCTTGTAATTCAACCAATGCGTTTTTTTGCAATAATGACGCCTTTTGAATAGACGCTGCATCCATCATTCCTGAAGTTAAAGCCTTATATCTTTTATAATCGTTTTCGTTTGTCTTTTCATAAACTTGAAACGGAATTGTTGTTGCCGCCTTTGTGATTAAATTAATCAAAGAATATATTGTTGCGTTTTTCTGATACCCTTGCGTAATATAAGAATCATCGTTCTCAGTATTCCAAAGAACAGAATTACCTAGCCAGTTATAAATGGCTCTGTTATATTGCTCGTTTGTGTTTTGATTTTTTTTTGAAAAATTGAATCGGTCAAAGAATGAGGCCATATTTTAAAGTAATATAAAATTTTCGTAAAAATACAAAATTTAAAATTGTTTTTAAACTACAAAAAAGTTGTTAATTAAATTCCTTTCAATAGCGTAGGAAGTTACGTCAATGTGTTCATCGTGTTTAGCGTTTGGAAACGTGCTTACTTGTTGTAAAAACGCATCATTCCAATTATCTTTAACTAGAAAAACTCTACCGCCTTCAATAAATGGCGAGGATGCTCTCGCTCGTTCGATTTTAGAGTATCTAACAAAGTTTGTTTTTATTTCTGATACATTGTATCTAGTTTCACGCCTTAAAAGCTGCACAAGAGATTTTCCGGATGCTTTAGGCTCGACTAATATTTGTGATATTGGAACGCCACAAGATTGCACAAAAGAAGTAACAAAGTTTTTTAGTTCAGGCATTTCCAAGTACTTATCAATGCTTTTAAATATGTAAAGATTGTCGCCACTTTTACCGCTTATTTGTATTCCCGTTGGATCGTTTCTTGTGTCTTTGGTATAGGCGCCATCAATATACATTTCAAAAGATATATCGCTAGGTAACTCGGATCTGTGTATAATATTAAACCAATCTTTTCTCCATTCTCCACCCTCAGGAGGCGAAGGGATTTGTAAATACTGACCACTAAAAGTATATCTGTCCGCTTGGCGTATTGATTCAAGTTCCTCAAAAGAATGTTTCTCAGGCCATAACGCATTATTATCGTCATCCAATGCAGCCAACTTTAAATGATGCCATTGCTCCCCACTTCCGCCATCTAATAAATAACCGCTCAAATCCTCCTCGTGCAACCTTTGCATAATTACGATAATAGGAACATCCCTATCATTAACCCTTGAACGAATAGTTGTATTGTATCGATTGTTTATAAACGACCGCCTAACGTCAGACAATGCGTCATCAGGTTTTAATGGATCATCAATTATAATTGCTCCACCAGTACCGGCACCAAAACCAGTAATTGCACCTCCGGAGGATGTTGCATAAACCCCACCGCCCTCGGTTGTGTACCATTTCTTTTGTGATTGTGAATCCTTTTTAAGTTGTAGATTCCAAATGCTTTGGTAGGCGTCTGAATTAATATATTCTTTTGTCATTGAACTATTATCTAGCGCCAACGAATCGGAATAAGATAAATGAATAAACTTTGCCATAGGATTTTTAGCAAGTGTCCACGCAATAAACATTTTAACGGCTAATTCAGTTTTTCCGTATCGTGGAGGAATATTTATTATAAGGCGCTTTATTTCGCCGTTATGAACTTTGTGTAATGTGTTGGCTAATGTTCTATGAAACTCTGCTGCCTCGAATTTATTTCCGGTATTCTCTTTGAAAATATAACGAGTAAAAAACAAAAGCGAATCTTCACATTTTTGTTTAATTATTTCGTTAATACTCATCGTTTAGAATGTCGTCAATCTTTTTTCTTGCTTCGTTTGATAATTTGCTCGTACTAACCTCTGCGGTCATTTCTACCTCTTTACGTTCAATATAACCTCGCTTTTTGCCTTTGGTTTTTAAATAGAATATTGTTGCAGTAGTGTTGTCGTTTTCAATTTGCTTATGAAGTTTTGATTCTACAAAATCCAAAGTCAAATTTTCTAACTCATCAACAGACGCTTTAAAGTCTTGGTCATCTTTGTAATACTTGTAGAATGTAGACCTTGCACAACCGACTATTTTACAAGCAGTTGTAACTATTCCAAGCGATTTCTCTAACGCTTCTAAAAGATTCTTTTTTACTATGTCCGAATTTGTTGTCATAACGCAAAGTTAAAAAAATATAAATACATAAAAAAACCCCCTATTTCTAGGAGGTACAAACTTAAATTTTATGAAAAGAATTTTAAACTTGGTCGTTCTTAATTCTCTGCTAAATTATAATTTTTCTTTTAGTTGTGCAAATTTATTTCCCACACAATTCGCAAACTTCTTTGTCTGTATCGGTTTTGTCGTCTTGGTCGTCATCAATAGGAACATCAAAAACTGGTAAATCAACCCCCCATTCAACTAATTTTTGTACATCCCATTCATTTGCTAGTATATCCCAATCCCACTCTCCAAAGCCTACATTGTCTTTAACAATAAACTCTTGCTTTTGTTCTTCTGTCCAACCTTGTGCAATATCAATCCAAACCTCAAACAATCCGGCAGACTTACAAGCCTTTAAACGCATATTTCCGCCAAGAACAATCATATTCTCATCAACTACTATTGGCCTTTTCTCTAACATCTCAGGAAACGCCTTAATTGACTTGACTAATTTTTTAAATTTAGAATCTTTTATAAATCTTGGATTGTCCGGATTTTCTTTAACAGATGCAATGTTTACTTTTTTTTTCAAAAGAGTAATTATTTATCTTGTGTAAACCAAACAAAAGAAATTCCAACCACCGCAATAAAGAATTGCAGACAATGTTCTGTTTCTCCGGTTAAATCTGTTTCGCCAAAATCGTCATCCATATTAGAATTCCAATAATTAGCGCCAAAGCAAATGCCGAATAAAGCAAAAATAGTTGTGTTGAAGTTTATGTTCATACTTGCCAGTATTTTTTGTAAATATACAAATATAATTCTATAACTTTTTTTTGTGCTTCCTCTTGTGTGTATATTTTTGGCGATACTTTTTTGTCGCCATTTTCATTAATTTCAACTTTTAAACCTTTTTTTGTGGGTAAAACGCCAACAGTAATATTGTTGTTTATGCACCATTGCATTGCCTTTCTGTGTTGGTCAGTTTGCGGAATGTTTATTTTTTTGCTTTTAGGCATTAGTATATTGTTTTTATTATACTATTTGCTACTGCCTCAACAACATCAACTGTTACTGCATTTCCGCACATTTTATATCGTTGTGTATCGCTTATTTTACCACTTTCTCCGTACTGAGTCCAATTATCTGGAAAGCCTTGTAATCGTTCACATTCAATAGGTGTCAATCTTCTTATTTTGTTTTCATTAATTACCTTAAAACCATTAGTTAATCCACTACGTGAACAATGCTGAGTAATAGTTCCAACTATATTTTCTTCTTTTACTTTATTGTTGTAACCATCGTAGATTACCGCCTGATTACAAGCAGTATCTAAAGTTTGAGCAACTCCTTTTCCAACTCTGCCCCTCCTAGTTTCTGAATTTGAACGTGAATAATTTATACTATCCCCTTCAGTTGCTTCTTCATAACCTTTTTTAGTACCTGAATTTATTTTTATTATAGGCTGACCACTCCCGTCCTCTCTTGCTCTTGCGGGTATAGTTGGACAGTCTCCGTCTTTTATTTTTCTAAAACCTTTGCCGTCATTATGAGTTCTTAATGTTCCTACTTCGACTTTTTGTGCATTGAGTTTACGTTCAATAAGGTAACTTCCGTTTCCGTCTGCTCCATATCTTGTTGTGAGGCAACAAGTGTTTGTTTGTTGTCCTTGTAACTCATTAGTCTGTTTACTACTT